ATCTGTTTCACTTATATAAATATTTAACACCTCCTTACTTTAAGAAGCTTATTCCTCCATACTCCATATCATTTTCTAAACTATATCTTAGTGCATCTATTAAATGATTATCTTTATCTACTGCAATAGGTAAGATATTTCCATTCTTATCCTCTTTATATTTATATTTATTTATCTCATTTTTGAAGTTTTGGCATCTTGGATGTATTATAATTTCAAGCCCTTGTAAAAATTTGATACCATATTCAATAGAACCAGCTCCTTTTCTTGCTGAAACTGCATTGATTCTTAAGTCACTAAATTCAGCTACATCTTTTGGACTTGCATTATCACAGATAACTAAATCTCCATTCGCTTTTTTACTAACTAAAGGTGCAGCTTCTCTATTTAATAATCCAACTGCTTCTATTTCATCACATATATATAATTTTCTTCTCATCCTATCATAGTGTGATTTTACATATGCAAATGGGTCATCAGCAAAACCCCAGTCAATTCCATGCCTAAAGTTATCAAATGTATTTTCAATATCTGAGAAATCTTCAACTCTCCAATTCTTAAATATGACAGCACCAAGTACGCCCCAATTTCCAAGAGTGTAAACTTCATAATAATATTTATCACTTTCATTTTCTAAAGCTTTTATATCATCTTCTGCCAAGAATTTATTATCTTTATATGTAGTTTTTAGAATACTTACATTATCTTTTTCTACATACTGTTTATCATCTTCCCATATATCAAAATACTCTGTATATAGCCAATGGTCTTTAAGTATTGGATTGAAGCTTAATGTTAGTCTTTTTACTACTTTAGACTTTCCTCTAAGTCTCTTATCAAGTTGTTTGACGGCTTTATAATCTGTCTCTGTTGCTTCTTCTACCCATATATCAGTTATTACACCATCTATTGGAGTTATTGATTTAACTTTCTCAACATCATCTAAGCCACAAAATAATATCTGTTTATTATTTAGCTTACAAGTTATTATCATGTCGGTTTTATTTACTTGAAAATACTCATTTAACTTAAAATTACTAATAGCCTTTGTTATCTCATTTAAACAAGACCTCTTTAGAGTGCTTTGAACATTTCTAACAATTAAATAATTCCTATTCCCCTTAAATACATCTAATACTGTTCTTTGAGCTAAAGAAAAAGATTTACCCGATGATGAACCACCAAAGTAAATCTGATACCTATTGTTATTATTAAGTTGATGCTTCAAATATATTGGATTAAATACATCTGGATTAATTTCTAAATTAATCGCCATATTCCTCATCACCTACCTTTATTGTAATATCTCCTAGATTACCACTATGTTCAATATCTCTTTTATCCCTCCATTCAGCTGGTTTTCTATTTTTCAACCAGAATATCTGTGCTGTAGTATCTGGTACCACATGTTTAGTTACTCTTTTAGTTTCTTGACCTTCTTCATATGTTATCTCATCATATTCATAACCTAACGCTCTTTTTAATAGGGCATTTTCAACCTGCCTGTCAATTACTTCTTTTCCCTTTTTTAAGGCATTACAAATATTACTATATTTCTTTTTCCAGTCATATAGTGTTTTGACATTTATTCCAATATTAAATGCTATCTGTTCATCTGTAAGCCCATCTCTCGCCCATCCTTCAATCTTAATTAATCCTTCTTCTGTTATCCAGTATTCATATTTAGCCACATCACCACCTCGTTTTTGTTTGTTTTGAGGATAAAAAAAGAACTCTGTTTAGAGTTCTATCCCTTTTGCAAATACATTACCTTTGATGCATCTTCTTCCCAACTTTTAAGTTCACTATCCTCAATCTCAAAACTAGTTTTTATTTTTATTTCTTCTCCTATTTGTTCACTTTCTAAAGTTACTCTTTCTCTTTTGCCTGTAATGTTAGTAAAATAAATTATCTTGCTCTTATCACTATAAAAATTCCATATCTCATTCTTATCATCAATCTCAAACATTGGAAATGCAACATTATTATTAGAATTTATAAAATCTACTTTTATCCTCTGCTCTTTCTTTTCTTTTTGAGTGTTATTTACATTACATAAAGTTCCTATGAGTATAATCTCTACATAACACATTGGATTTTTCCCAATATTTTTTATAATTAAATATCTATATTTATCAAAATAAACTAAATTATTACATATTTGCTTACAAAAAACATCATCACATGATTCCCATTCTTTCTTTTCTTCACCACATTCTTTTTGCTTTCTTGATAAATATTCAGCTTTCTCAAATAAGTTCTCATAGCTTTTATTTAAATATAATATATCGATATTCATAGCTTTTCTATGATCTTTCAATTCAAAGTTATCCTCTATATATACATCTTGGACAATAGTTCTTAAATCATATAACAATTTATTTTCATTAAGCTCAATTAATTTATTTTGAATATTTTTATTTTCTTTTTGTATTTCTCTAGTTTCCTCTTTATTTTCTTCCTGTATTACTCTTGTTTGATTAGTTGTAATAACAACAGCCATAAGTGTTGCTAATCCTCCTAAAATACCACCTAAATAACTTCCCCAAAAACCTAACCATCCATTGCTTTCATTAAAACTAAAAATCGGATTTCTAACTGAAATAGTAAATGTAACAATAAGCGGGATAATTATAATTGCAATAATCAACACCCCAAAAATCCATCCTATAGGTTTCTTTTGAAAACTTTCTTTTATATCTTTTATGTCCATTCTCATCCCCTCCAAAGTATAAAATTCAACTTCAAAGGTCAATATCCTTCAAAAACTATTCGACAACTACAAAATAATCAAATTTTCACTAAAAAAAGAACTCTTGTTATTGAGTTCTTTAATACGCTTTTATTGGTATACTAAATTCTTTTGTTTCCATATTATCAGCTGATAATACTACTTCTATATAAGCTTCTTTTTTAAGCATAACACAATTTTTAAAATTAAATTGTTCTATTCTAAAATTTATTCCTTTATGAATTGTAGTATTATCTTTTGGATGCCATCTAAGTTCACTATTTATTTGTTCAAAGTTATTATTTTCTTCAATATCTACTTCCATATTAATAAATTTCAAACTTAATATAGGACTTTTTGCAACAATCTTACTTTTGTTTTCTATTACAAAATCAACTAAGTTATTACTACGAATTTCAGCATAAACATTAGATTTATTATCTATCTTATTTAAATCAAGTCTAATATATCCATTTCCATTTTCATAATAATCACCAGCCATATTATTCTCATTATTTCTTCTATATTTTAATATCAATTTAGCTTGTTTATTAGATTCCATAAAAGCTATAATTGATATAATCAAGGCTGCTATTGATGCAAAGGATGCAATTACAGAAATTATATTTATATAGTTACCAAGAAATTCATTAAACTGATTGAGCATATTTTTTCTCCTTAAAAACATTACCTTATCTTATTATATTTGTATAATATTTTTTACATTTACTTTTAATTTATTACACAAACTTCCTACATAAAAAAAGACCATCTATAAAGACGATTCTCTAGACTAAGTATCTATGTTTTTGCTTGTACTCTGTAACAGCATCATTTCATGCTTCTTGCTCTCTTATTCCTTTTTCTCTAGCAATTCTTTGTGCTATCTTTCTAACTAATTCAGCACTTTTTAATATTCCTATACTAACCACTTCCTTATCTCTATTCTACATTATACCATATAATAAAGAATAAAGCTAATTCCTATTAAGTTCTGTTACTCTGTTTCACAAGTTCAAAACCTTAACCCTATAACATATTTATCATTATCTTTTTAATTTATTGCATAAAAAAGACCATCTATAAAGATAGTCTAAATCTTATGTATTTTTATTTCTAATCTTTACACCAATTCCTATCAGTCTCACCCTTTATATAAGTTCTAACTATTTCACCACAATCTAAGCATAAGTCAGAATATGTTTTAGATACCTTAGTTGAAAATCTTGTATTGTATTCTAAACCAGTTCTATATGTAACGAATCCTGATTCACTAACTGTAGAAATACCTTGTTCTATATTTTCGCTACCACAATTAGGACATTTCATATTTATACCCCCTAATAATTACTTTCTTTCATATTACCATAATAAAAGTAATCTTTTAATTTTATTTCTTCATTACACTAGTTATCCAATATCCAATACAATAAGACATAAAATAATATGATAAATACAACGCCATTTCAGTACTATCAAATCTTAGATACATCATGATAACAACTGAACCTAAAAGTGATATTAAAGCTGGAATTTTCCAATTTATTTGTTTTTTAGCACATATTATACCATTAACTAAAAATGAAACTGGTATATACAATACTACACCTGAAATAAGGATTCCTTTTATATCCATCTCACTTAATCCTAAACTATTAGTTATTGTATTTTCAAATGATAGAAAAAATATTATAATCATTGTTAATAATGGTAGCAATACTCCTAAGATATTTTTCTTCATAGTTATCACCCCTAATTCATTTAGTACATTTTACCACAAACTTAACCTATAAAATGTAAAAGACCTAGAAATTAATCTAAGTCTTTATTTTCTATATTAACTACATAACTAGCTCCAAGCACAACACCTCTTATTAATAACTCTTCATCATCTATACCTTCATTCATAAAATTTTCAATATGTTTAACTGCATATTCTAAAAAAACATTATCTGCTTTTATATTAAATTCATTTAGTTCTTTTATTATCTTTTCTCTTAAATTAATCATGTTCATTTTTTATTCTCCTTTGTTGTAAATATAAAAAAGACTAAGTTAGGGGTACTTAGTCTTTTTTAAGGAGTATATTATACACTTGTTTCATACTACCATTATAACAGGATTAAAATATCATTAAAATATCATCTTTTTATCATATATTTATCAAACAATTGATTTTAGACCATCTACACCAAATAAATATATACCAAGCTCTGTTATCATCTCATTAACCCAACGTCTTGATGTAACTACTCCACAGTTTAATATTTCTGCTATTTCTTCATAAGTTTTTTCATCAAAATAGTAAAGCTCTAATGCTCTATATTTTTCATATGATTGTAATCTCTCTTGTCTTAACTTTAATGTTTTTAATGCTGAATCTATATGAGCTATCATAATAATAGTTCTTGTTTTACTTTTTTTAATACTTAAAATATACAACTCTTCATCTTCAAAATCAGACAAATCTTCTTCTAAATAATTTACTTCTTTAGCTTCACTTACTGCTGAGTTTATATGTCTTTTAAAATCATTATAATGTTTCATTAATAATCTAGTATTATATAAGACTCCTTTTTTTCTATCTTCTCTTTCTTCTTTTCTCAATTCTCTTACAATTTCTTTTATACTTTCTTTATCCACTTAAACAGCTCCTTTTATTTATCTTTAAATTTCATATTAAGCTTATATAATCTTATGTACCTCTCCAAGTTCATTATCTTCACTATCAAAGACTTTATAGATTAAAACATCACCTCTTTGTCTTTTGAGCTTGTAATTTATTGTTATATCTATAATTGATTTTTTCTTCAACTGAAATACTACAGTGCTATTTCCATAATCTCTATAATTACTTATTAATTCTTTTATATTTATTTCTTGTACTGATTTTTCCATTGTACCATCACCATTCATAAAGTAAGATATATCTCCAAATACTTCATCAAATACAGAATGCATACTTTCTTGTATTTCTTTATTATTTTCTATAAAATTATCCATATGACTCCATAAAGCATTAAATAGTGGCATTTCCCAATCTGGACAATCAACAAAATCTTTATATCTTCCTTTTCTCCATCTATATTCTCCATGATGAACAAAGATTAATTCATATATAAAATTAAAATCTTTGCTCATTTCTTCTTTAGAATGTTTTTTCATAAATTCATAGTATTCATCTAATATCTTTTCATTAGCTCCAATCAATTGACATATTTCTTTTTTAGTAAATTCTTTATTTATACTATCAAATAATGGTATTAAAGCATTTCCATAGGCACATATAAGAGATTCACAACTATCAAGTAAACCTTCTAAATAGTTTATATACTCTTTTATCTTAGTCTTATTACCAAGCTCTTGCTTTAAATACGATTTATATTCTCGTATTTCATCTCTTATTCTTTCCATATCCTTTAAGTTATCTCTTATTTCAAACTTGTATTTCACTAATAAATTACTTAAAAATAATCTATCATTAACCTTATTCTCAGTAAGATAAATTCTTGCTCTATCCTTTTGAATTCCAGAAAAAGAATTTAATGCTTTTTCCAATACTTCTTTTTCTCTTTCTTCTTTTGTTTTAAACGCAGTTATCATATTAATTCCTCCAAAATAATCATTTTTTAATAGGATATACAATATTTGTATATCCTATTTTATTTTTATACTAGGTATTATATAGTTATATTATACTTACTTATTTCTGGTAAACACATTTCTTTAAGATTTTGTACTGCTCTATATTTACTACTATATATTGCGTTATAAGATTTATTTATTTTTTTTGATATTTTTTCTGTGTCATATCCTTTTAGATACATTCTTATAATTTCCTTTTGTGGCTGAGGAATATATCTAATTTTTCTTTTCACTATTTTCATTTGTAATTTTTTCTCAGCTTCTATTTCTTCTGCTCTTTCCTTCTCAATTATAACTTCATCTACCAATAAGCCTTCATCTTGTATAAACTCTATAAGTTCTGTATATTCATTAGAATCTACATTTTTATTTAAAACTAAAATCTCATTTGTAAACTTTTTTGTTTTACTTTTATTTACTAATCTAAGCATGTTATTTTTTATAACTTTTTGAAAATAAGCACTCACATATTCTATTTCAATTTTATAATTCATTATAGATTTCCATAATCCTGCTTGTGCTTCTGCTATTAAATCATCCTTTTCAAAAATACCTTCTAAATATTTTGCATAAATAGATGCATTAATTTTTATCTCTTTATCAAGAACATTTAGTATATCATTAAAAGCTAATTCATCTCCACTTTGAGCCTTTCTAACTAACGTTTTCAGCATTTTATTTTTATCCATATTTTTATCCCCCATAAATTCTATAATTCAATCTTTTGCCCTTTAATTCAATCAAATAATTTTTACTCATTTCAATTAATCTACTTCCAATAGCTTCATCTATTTCGAGAAGCTCATCAAAATTTTTTTCTGTTGATACAATCAATGGCATTTTATTTAAATATCTATAATTAATTATTTCAAACATTATATTTATGTCACTATTTGTTATATTGCCTTTATATAAATCATCAATTAATAAAACCTTAGCTGATTTATACTTTCCAACTTCTCTTCTATAAGTTTCTTCATCCATTATATTTTGCTTTATTAATGTCATAGAATCTCTATAAGGCATATAAATAACACTTATAGACCTATTCATTAGACTATTAGCTATTGCTAGTGATAAATGAGTTTTACCACTTCCTACTTGTCCCATAAATATAATTGAATTTCTTCTAATCTCTCTTATTTGTTCAAAATAATTTGAGTACTCAATAGCTTTAGTAAATGCTTTTGCTACTGAAGAATCCACTTGGTAATTAAAATTATCAAACTTTAATTTCCTAAATTCTTCACTTACTCCACTATTTTTTAAAATATTTTCTGCTATCCTAAGTTTCCTACATTTACATTCTTTAAAACCTTCATCGGTTTCTATGAAAAGTCTATCCTTACATTTTAAACATTTATATTCAGTATCTTGGTTCAACTCCAATGTCTCTAAGTGCCTGTCTTGCTCTTTCAAGTTCGTTGTCATTGATTCTTGTTTCTTTACTGTTAAAATCAAATTCTGTACTCTTTGTTTGAGAATTTCTTTTTCCTTGTTTGTCATTTTTTACTCCTCCCAAACTATTACTTTTTCTTTTTTTCTTTTCATATTCATTCTGATACTCTGTTAAATCTAAATTTGTCTTCACACCGGATTCTATCCAGTTATTTAATATAGTCTTTATGTATCTATAATTTTTAACTCCATTTGATGTTGCTTCATCAATAGCTCTTATAATTACATCAACCTCCATTCCATCATCTAAATAACCTGCTAGCTCTATAAAATTATTAGGTGTAATTAAACCTATATAAGTTTCATAATATTTTTTTATATATGCGCTTTCTTCTTGCTCCTTATTAATAGTAATAATAGTATTATTATTTTCTTTTATACTATTTTCTTTTATGTTGCCGAAAAACTGGATTTCAGTTTTACTGTCGCCGGTTTTTTCGCTTCCTGGTTTTCCGATTTCGGGATTAACCGTATTCGGTATATTGAAACACGGTTGACTTTTAACATCTTCTTTTTCTTCTATTTTAATTTGAGGGGTATCAAATATATCATATCTATATCCTTTTATTTGACCCTTATCATTTCTTATTTTACTTCTTATTACAAATCCTTCATTTATAAGCTCATTTAAAGCACTACTTATCCTTGATTTACTATCTTTTCTATAACTAATTAATGATTTTGCATATATTTTGTGGCTCCCTGACTTTTGAAATCTTAACATTTGTGTCACTACCCCTATAGCTGAATAAGTTAGATTTTTATTATCTAATATCGCATTTGGAACCCTTGTAAAAGGGTCTTCAAAATTTATATGAAAATATGTTTCGTTATCAAAGTTCAATATATCACCTACTTTTCAATATTTTTAAGTGACTCTTCATATATTTTGTACTCATACCCCCCAAGTACTTTACCTGTTAAGGCATCTCTTCTTATCTCTCTACTTACATAACCTTTTTCTATAAGTTCATTTAAAATATTTGCTGTTGAATCTCTACCATTGCTACTTTTATTTTTTAAATCTTCTAAGTATATTGTTTCATTTTCTGCCTTAGTCATTAAATATAAATGAAGACCCTTAGCTTGCCAACTTAGATTATTATCTTGCAAACAAGTGCTATTTAATGTTACATGCAATTGTTTATTACACCCTTTTACAACATTCACAATATCACCTAAACTTTCTACTATATGTATAATCTAATTTTTTATTTGCATAATATTATTGTTTTGATATATAATTTAATAAATATAATTTATTGTTTTACTGAATTGAGCCTTGGCATAGGCTCTTTTCTTATAGCTGGACATCTATTGGTCTATCTCTTTCAAGTTCTTCTTGTATTATCATAAACTCCCTAAATTCAGTTGATGCTTCTAACTCAATATCATGTTCAAGACCCTCTAATATATTTTGGCTAGCAAATTTCACGGCTTCCCACCACATTAAACTACTATTATTTTTTGTACCTTGTAATCTACTTATTTCTTTTTCAGCCTGTTTAATTTGACCTATTGCTATCAATCTAGCTGTTTCCATTTAAATCCCTCCTAATTTATCATAATTACAGTTCTAAGAATCTTCTAAAGTTAATAATTGTTACACCTCCTTTCTTTAGCAGCATAACCTAAAGTTAATTCATTCTAAATTGCTATCATTATGACATATTTAAATCTTTTAAAATGTTAGATTTCCTATTTTAAATCTCCCCCTTTTTGTGTTATACTCTATTTGGATTTTTTTATTTATTGTGTTGGTTACTTTGACCAGCACTTTTTTTATTTAATGTTCCAACTGATATTTTTTTACCAGTTTTAATGTCCTTAAATACTATATCTGCTAAAAACTTACCATCTTTTTTAAGAGTCATCACATTTTTCTTACTAATATCAAGACTAAGCAATTTCATCACCTTCTTTCAAACATACTATCGCTTATTTATTCCTAGTTGTTTAAAAATAGTTGTCCAATTTTCTTCTTTGAGAAAGTGCTAAGTATTAGCAACTTCTCTACTTTCTTAACTTTCTACTGTCTCAGCTTTCTTCATTGCTATATTAATAGCTACTTCTTTGGCTACTTCATCAAACTCTTTCCATCTTCTCCTATTCTCTTCATCAGATATACGTGGATATACTATATAAACTTCTGTGTTTTGATTAGCTATAATTTTTTCATCATATTCTATGTTTTTCTCTTCATCATATTTGTATGGTTTAAATTGTTGTAGTATTTTCATAACATCACCCCTTGTTATAAAATATGAGCTCATAAACTTGTCTTATACTTATTTAATTATTGCAATTTTTGCTTAAATCACTTGGTATTCCATATTTTAAAGCCATATCCTTTATTACAATTACATAACCTTCTATTAAATAATTTTGTTCTTGTATAACATCCAGATAATTAAATTTTTCCCTTCTAGACTTGCATACACCTTCTTCTGCCATTTTTCTTCTTCTATTATTTAATCTTCGCTTCAAGTCAACATTAAATCTTTTACAAAGAAGTTCATAACTTTCTTTTCTAAGAGTATTTATATATTCATTTCCACCTAAGTTTTGCGACATTGATACTAATAATCTTCTTGTTTCTTCTCTCCAATCAGTTGTATTCAATGTAACTACATCTTTTATGCTTTGTATTTCTTGTTTAGTTTCTGTTATCTCTTGTTTTATTTGCTTTTGCTCTATTTCTTGTTTTGCTACAGTATCAAATATTTGTTTAAACATTTGCAATTCTGGACTTAATTGATTTGTAATTAAGGTATCTTTCTTTTTGTTAAAGTAAGACTCTTCTAAGTTATCAAACTGCTCCCAAGCTTTGTCAGTATCCAATATTTTGCAGTGTCTGTTTGCTCCTCTTTCAGTCCAAAGATACATTTTCGAAGTAAATTTTAGGTTTTCATATTCTGTATGAATACCTTTAAAATTCTTTAAATCATCACCTTGCAATAAAAAATAATGTTTACCTTCAATAAATCT